AGGTATGTGTTAGTGCTATACTTTTCCCAACCACCAAATTTTTCTGGAAAACCAAATCTAAATCTTACTTTGTCACCGTCAACAAAACCACCTTCGTTACTGTAAGATGTGATGTCAGATATTATTCCGGGCCTAAATTTTAAAGCTGTCATAGGCATTACGCTGTACCTCCAGTCAAAGAACCACTGCCACTTGATGTCACATTACTTACACCTTGTATTGATTTACCAGATGCTCCACCAGCACTACCACTTGATCCATTTGTTGGTGCAGTTGAGGGATAAGTAATAGATGTCCCAGATCCGTTTGCACCAGTTGAACCAGTTGAACCAGACACACCAAATGCTCCACCAGCACCTCCTGCTCCACCAGTACCAGCATTAGTTGCAGAACTACCACTTGATCCAGATCCAGCAGATTGATTATATCCTTGACCAACGCCTCCCGCTCCACCAGCACCTCCAGTGAATACGTTGTTTACAGAGAGACTAATAGAAAAATCAAAGTTATTATAATATAAATTTGTACCACCAGTTATATTATTTAAAAAACCAACTAAATAATATGTGGTATCAGCAGCTAAATTAATACTCTCACTATTACCATATTCGCCTCCACCTTGTCCTTGACTTGCAGATGTATTACTAGTGCTAATATTTATTCTTGGTGATCCATATCCAGATCCGTATGTTGTGGTTAAAGTAGCACTAAGTGAATATGAAGCAGCTATGCTTACCCTAAAAGAACAGTAAAAAGGACCTCTATTTGCAAGAGATCCTCTAAAAAGACTTGATGTAGAAAATAATCCCCATGTTGTATTAACTGCTCCAGATTGAGGTGCGTTTCCATTCAAACCTCCCCACTTTCTGTCTCCAACAACACCTTGTCCGTTTAAATTATGTGACCCATTATATTGAGAAAACCATGAAGGAACATCATTGTTTGGTACATTACCACTTCCATAAGGAGTACCGCCCTCATCTACAAAATTACTTAAAGTAGATGTTGATGTTGCAACGCCATTACCACCAGCACCTCCAGCACCACCTCCACCGCCACCAGCTTTGATTGTGCCATTATTTACTAGAGTAACTGCAACACTGCCATCAACTTGTAGAGCATTACCACCTGCCGCACCTGCCGCTCCTCCAGCACCTTCTATACTACCATTGTTAGTTATGGTTATTGTGCCTGCACCTGTGCTGTCTATCTTTAATGCTGGAGCAGAAGTGCTAGTGGCTCCCACAGTCTGTGATGAATTTATAACTATTTCTTTTGGGTAATTTACTGCAAAGTCATCACCAAAAACACCAACACCACTTTGATCTGTGGCAGTAGATGAGTAAGTTTTTCTAAATGCTCTCTTCTGTCCATAAAAATCATTAATAGATAATGGACTACTATTTGCACTTGTTGGCACATCTGCTGATAAATTTGTAGCTGTATTGTTAGATGCGTTTGCCCTAACTAAAGAACCACCTCTGTAATAATCGTTTAACAAAATAGGCGCAGATGAGCCGTTATTATACTCATCTCTTATATCTGATAATGATATTGCACCACTAGATTGTAATGTCATTATAAACTTGTTCCAAACGCTGTTACATTATTAGCTGATGTTACTGCACCATTAGATCCTAATTTAAAAACTGTTGTACTATTATATTTAAATAACAATTCATTATCGCCAGTATCTAAAACTATCTCCCACTTACTAGTGCCAAACTTAATAGCCTGATTGCCCATAAGTATGTCATTTGAATTTGCATCTAAATCGCCACCTAGTTGCGGTGTAGGGTCTGCAACTAAATCTGTTGGGGCAATGGATGTTACATTGGCATTTGCGCCAGTTCCATCTGCAAATAGTATTGCTGTTAGTCCTGTAGCAACTGCTACTGTGCTACCACTACCACCACCTTGTTTTACTGTAGCAGTTTGACCGCTACTATTCTTAATAAAATACCATTTCTGTTGATCGTTAGGATCTATAGTTAAATTAAATGCTCCTGATGGTGAACCTGCTAGTATTATAATTTTAAACTGTCCATTAGATAAGGTACCATCACTTGTTGTGAGTGTTGTATTACCTGAGATTGTTAATGTTGTTGACCCGTTTAAAGCTCTGTCTATAATCTTTAAATTATTATTTGTGGTGTTGCCCCAAGTACCTGCTTGTTCACCAGATCCTATTAGTTCTATTCCAGTATTATCTGTGTATGTACTTGCCATGTTTACCTCACTATTTCTGTATATGTCTCTGTGCCACTAGGCGTAATCTCTGTCCATGTTTCTGTGCCACTCGGAGTTATTTCT